CGGAACCGGAACCGGCCGATTGACGGGCACAGGTACCGGGCGAGCAGGAGGCGCTCCCGCAAACCCACCGCCGCGACCTCCCGCGTGCGAGATCACGATGTTCGTGGTCGAGTGCCCGCGTTTCTTGCCGACACTGCCACCGGTCGCGAGTCGATCGGGGCGGTTTCTACCTTTGCCGCCAGGGATCGTGTACTCGCGCTGCATACCCGCATTCTTTTTGGGGTAGCTCGTCTTTTTGTACATCGCAGAACTGCCCCAGGCCTTGCCGGTCTTGCCGGTGAGCCGCTGCAGCCGAGCTTTCTGGCTGGACTTCGCTTGACCTGCCATCGGGTGTGCCATGACGATTCTCCCTTCGTCTCTCCTATATCACACGCCCGTTGCTTCCCGGCATACCGGGCCATGTCTGTGCGACTGGCGCTGCCAGGGGGTGCACTAGCGTGCTTTGTGCCAACTCCATGCGCTTCTGTTCGAGCTTGGCGCCCTCGATGCGCTCGCGCGACTGCCGCTCTAGGTTCTGACCAATGAGCTTCTGGCCCTCGACGGCGTTCTTCATGCCTTGGAGGATAACATCCAGCTGCGCCTTGCGATTGGAGTCGTTCTCCTTTTGCGCCAACTCCTGCATCTTCTGCATCGCCGTCTGCATCGCTTGCGCCTGCTTCGGGTCCTGCTGAGAATTGGGCGGCGCGAACAATTCGTCGACCTCTCCCAATCCGACCATGTTCGCCACCCGCCGCACGACGGCATGCAGGTCCCACATCGCGGGATTGAGTTGCACCAGCTGGACGAGAGCCACCGCCTTCATGACGCGGATGGTGTGAGAGGGCGTATTCGGATCAGCCTGCGGGGTGAGGTTGCAGTCCTTGAGCGCCTGGACGAGGTCCTCGCGCTGCCACTGCCATTGCGGCGTACCGGGCGCCGCGCATAGAAGCGCATCCGGGTCCTCGATGAAGAGATCGCGCAGCAGCGCAAACTCCTCAGCCTGGGCGATGTGCATGCCTTTGTGCACAGAGTCGAGCACTTTCACAGCTTGATCGAGCATGGCGATCGTCGTGCCAACGGGAACGTCCTGGCGGCCCTCCCCGACCATCAATTCGGGCGTCCCGCCGACACGACGAGCCTCTTCCTCGATGTGCGTGGTGACCTGGACGAGGCCCGCCGTGACGTCCTTGTAGGGCAGGTCCATGATGTGAGAGCGAATGTCCTGCCCACCAGTATTCACCCTCACGCCAGAGCCAAGCCCCACGCGAAACGTCATAGTGTCCTGGCGCCCAACGGTCTCGCTATAGAGGAACCCAGGCCAAGAGGCGAAGCTGGCACTGTCCAAGGCCAGTCGCCAAGCAGTGGTAACAGCGGCGGTGGCATTGCCCATGATATGAAGCAACCCGATGCCGTAGAAACCCATGCCATCGACGAAGGGGTATTTAACGATCGGCATGTGCTTGATGTAGCGATCATCGTCCTCGTCCCAGTTGCGACGCACTTCGAGGACGGTCTGCGAATCTTTGTCGATGGTCACCCTGTAAGGAAGCGGCAACCCGGTAATCTTCCCGCCCTCGGTATGCTCATAGCCCGCGATGTCCAGTTCGCAGTAGCACTCGTAGACAGTGTGCTTGTAATCCTGGGGACGCTGCGACCACGCTGCTAGACCAGCGACATCGTGCTCGGCCTGCTCCATCGTATCGGGCACAGGCCCGACCGGAATGGTGATGTCGGCGTCGATGTAGGTGCCACTCAGCTGCATCCGCCGCATCACGCTCTGTCGCATTTCGATACGATGCGTGACGCGACCGCATTCTTGCAGCGAGACCTCGTTATCTGAGACGATGATGTCCTTGGCATCGACACTGCGCGACACCGGCCGGCGACGGATTGGGCAGCGGTAGACCTTCTTGAAGCCGCAGCCGCCGAAGCCCTGCATGAAGAACATTCTGGTCGTGTCAGGGTAGTACTCCTTGTCGGCGACGGTCAGATAGCGGTTGAATAGCCCCTCCAGGGCCTCACCCTGAAGATCGCGATCGTCCCCGCGTTCCTCACGCGGGATTTGCATCTGTTGCTCTAAGAATGCGCGATGTGGGGTCTTGAACATCGCCGTGTTGGTCATCTTGACCGGGCCGCCGGCCGGGAGAAGCTCGCCTCTCGCGTTGGCCTGGAAACGCAGCACCGCATCGAGCATGATCGGCGTGCGGATCGTCGCTTGCCCTTCGACCGCCGTATCAGCGTCGACCGAGGGGCTCCTGGGGTTTTCGATCTTCAGCGCGAGATGCTTCACACCGGCAGCACGCCGGTCCAGCCATTCCTGTCTGGTCTGCAGGTCGGCGTCGATGCCGTTCAAGAGTTCGTCGCAGATGCGCGCTAGCTCAGCCTCGTCGATGTATTCGGCAAGGTTAGCGTCATGCTGCTTGGCGTTACCGGTCGCCTCTCGCGGCATGCGCTTGCCGTCAAGGCGAATGATCAGCGAGCCGTCACCTTTTTCGATGCCGATGTTCTCGACCGGCTCGTCGGCGTCTTCCTGAATAACAACAGTGAGCGGGCTGTCAGCATCGTCAACGCTAGGACGCCCGCCAAGACCGCCGAAGATGTCACTTTCGTTGCGATAGTGCTCCGTCGGGGTGACGGCGCTGCGTGGACCTGCGCCATTCACGCCGTTAGCCATTACCCAAGTGTCCCTGCCAGATTCCAATAGACGTCATGCACGCTTGTGCTCGGGGTCCCCAGTCCAACTCTAGAGAAGTGATAGCCTTCAGCCCGCGTGCCGCTCCAACTGGCGCTGTAAGGCCCCCACTGACCCAGCGCAGCTGAATGACTGTAACTTCCTCCCGACACCACACTGCCATCGACGTTGACAAAGGCGTAAATCGGCTCAGCGACGGCATCATGGAAACCGTATGCCGTAATGTTGATCGCATCGTCGGTGAAGCCGATCCACTCTAAACCCGCACCATAGTCGAGGACGGCTCCAGATGTGCTAAAGCCGCCAGTGCTTCCCGTCGGGCAATTCAGCGCCAACGATCGGCGGTTGAACCAGGAACGTACAAACCGCTGGGCAGAAGCATCGACAAACTGCGCGCTGTTGTTGGTACGGACGAGACCGATGAATGTGAAGTTGTCGTTTGGGGTGACCATTCCCGGATTGTACATAATCTCGGTGCCCTCGTTGCCGGGGGCGACCGAAGGGCCGTGGACAACACCCTGATGAAAGTCGGCGGTGAGCACACCGTTCACGTCGACGACGTAAAGCAGATAGTTGCTGTTGGCGGTGAGATTCTGCCCCGGCACGTTGCCAACGCGCACGTTGGTATTGCCAAGGCCGGCAATGCCGGCATTGGGGATCAGCCGATAAAGCCCGTTGTGCTTGATATAAGCACCATCGAGGGGCGCAAACTTGAGCAACGTAGCGCTGACGACGGTGAGGATGCCGCCGAGTCGCTGTGCGACCAGCATGCCGCCACGGGAAAACCCGCCCTGGTCGGTATATTCCAGCATCTCGCTTGGATTGAGCGTCGTCTTGTGCAGCTGAGCAACAACGGTGCCGTCGGTATGCTGTACCGTCACATCGCAAGGGAGCGTGGCATGATTGTTGCGCAGATGCAGCGTTTTGACGTTGCGCTGGACACCAGCGGCAGGCGAGCCAGAAACACTAGTCGTAGTAGCGGTCGAGATCGCAGTGTTGTTGCGCCCGGGAGTGATCACTCCGGTCGAAGTGTTGGTATCCACCCAGCTGGCGTGCACAGCGATGGTTGCCGCCGCGCTGGTGACGATTTGCAGCTGGTCATTCGGGGACGTGAGGAGCAGCATCGCGCTTTCCCGCTATTGGACGCCCGCGATCATCGGCAGGAAGCCGACTTCATCGATGTATTCAAGCGTCGAGCCTGACAAGAGCGTCACGCTATGCAGCGCGACAGCGACGGTGCCGTCGGTGTGGTAGACGGTGATCTGGTTCGAAGCGGCGCCGCGATTACGGATATGAAGGGTTTTCACGTTGCGCTGAGTGCCAGCTGTCGGTGACGAAACAACGTCCACGGTCGTCGCGCTGGTGATCGTCGGCGTATTGGTGCGCCCGGGACCAACCGCACCCGAGACGTTGTCCATCCAGCTGGCGTGGACGTCGATGGAACCCGCGCTACCGGCGTTAACCTGCAGCTTGTCGTTGGCAGAAGCAAGAATCAGCATGGAATCGGCTCGGCTCACCCGATGGAGCAGCAAGTTTAGCCCGATTCGCGCAAAATACTAGGACGGTGGTATCGGACAAGGCATCCAAGCCCTCGGCGACTTGTGCGGCACCCCCGTAGATGTGCGCCATTGACCGAAATCGCCTTGCGTCATGAGCACAACGCCCTCCTCACAGGCGCACAGCAAAAGCACGTCCATCGGCGGAGTGATCTTTTCAGTTGAGCGCCAACCATTCATGGCAAAATCGATCATGGCCTGCTGGATGGCCGCGATCTGCCCGAGTTGGACTTGATCATAGGCGCGCTCGGCCCACGCCCGCAGAAAAGCTCCGCTGTCTTCGGTCATCTCACCCCCGTCGGGATCGTCAGCGCGAGGTCGCCGCCGCCGTAAGCCGGATAGAGCGGCGTCGGCATCTTCTTGTATTTTTTCTCCTCGATGTCTTCGAGTTCGTCCTCGTCCGGCAACGTGGCGAGACCCAGCAGCCGCAGATGCACGAGCGCCTGACTTATAGCGTCGGCGAGGTCGTCGTGGGCGGCCTTGGGCACTTCTGCGCACTGCGTGATCACCTTGTCGGCCCAGTCCTTGAACAGGTAATCGCCGTTACCAGTCGACTCAGCCGGCGCGTAGATCAATCCACACTCAAAGAGGTTTTGCACGGCATATAATCTTGCCAGCTTGTCGCCTTCGGGGCTGATCAGCTGCACGCCGAAGTCGGCGCGATCCTGGGTCTTCGGATTGTGCGAAAGCTTGTCCGAGATCGTGCGGCCTCGACGTCGAAGCTCCTGCGCCACCGGATGGCCAGATGCTTTGTCCTCGATGAGGACTCTATCTACTTTGAACTTCTTGCAGGTCTCCTCGATCTTGCGCATCAACTCGTAGAGTTCGAGGCGCTCCGCCCACGCCCACATCAGGATGAGCCTTCGATTTTCCCAAATATCGCGCGTCACTCCAAGTACAACGCCCGCACTCGGGTCGTTCTGTTTTTTCTCGGTCTGCGCGGTGTCAAGACTAAGGACGGTGTAGGACATGATGGGGAATTTGGGCCAGGGCACTCCAAATTTTCCGCATTCTTGCTCGGTGTAGGGCCGCCAGTGCTCGCGCTTGATGATTCCGCCGCCGCGCGGAGCAGGTCGCTGCTGATATTGTCCAGCATACGCGAAAGAACCTTTCTCCCGCTCGATGTTTGCAACAGCTTCAGGGCTAAATCGCTCAGGCCATGCGAGATCGCCGTCTTCAGTGCGTGGGTCTTTCCAGCCGAGCGGATTGTAGGGCTCTCGTCCAGCCTCGAACTCCATGGGGACCATGAGGTGGCAGTAAGGCCAGCCTTGCTCAAGAATGAAGCCGGAAATGTCAAGCTGATGAACCCTTTGCATGATGATGACGATAGCCGAATCATCCAGGTTGTTGAGCCGATCCGTGATCGTTTCTCGAAACCAACGCAGGGTATCTGTACGAACGATATCGGATTCGGATTTGTGGACGTCGTGAGGGTCATCGATAATGACGCGGTCGCCTCTTTCGCCGGTACCGATCCCCTTGACCGATGAGGCGAACTTCGAACCAGTCTGATCGTTGGTGATTTTGATCTCGCCTTCTTTTTCGAGCGCAAAGCGATCTCCCCAAAGTTGTTTGTACTTCTCGCTCATCACCAGTTTGCGGAACTTGGTGTTATCACGCTCGGTCAGGCCCGACGAGTACGCGACGCTCACATAGCGCATCGAGGTCATGTTCATGGCGCCCCACTCCCAGGCGGGCCAGAACACATTGACCATGAGCGATTTCATGCTACCGGGCGGGACATTGATCAGCAGTCGCGTACATTTGCCGAAGGTGACGGCTTCCAGGTGCAAAGCGATGGCGTCGAGTAGCCAACCCTCAACGAGCTTCGTCTCTGGTTCCAGCACCGACCAAAAGTAACGCACGAAAGCTACAAGCCCGCCCGCCTTGGCCTGAGCTTTGCGTTCGAGCCGAACCGCAAGCTCATCACGCAAACTTTTAAGGGTTTCCTCGGCGAGCTTCTCGTCGTCGACCGGAAAGGTTTCGGTTTGAGAAGCCGTCTCAGTCAAGCTCGTCTCCTTCGTATACGTAGTAGTTTTTCTCGTTGCATGCTTCTCTCAGCATGATGCAGCCACGCCGAATCGAGCGCCCGCTGGTGCCGTAGACTTCAACGCTTTCCCCGCATTCGCTACAAGTCACTTTGACGCTCGGCACAGGCCCGAAGTCTCCCTCCAGATCGATCTCCTCGACCTCGACCGGGATTCGCATGCCGTCACCGTAGGCCGCCCAAAGCGTCATCAATCCCGCCAAGTCACCGCCTTGACGCCCCACATCTGGCCGCTCTGTATGTCGGTGATGGCAACGGAATACATGCGTTTTCGCTCAGCGCTAGCCGTGTTGTCGCGCAGATCGTTGAGAACATCGATCACGTTGGCACAGAGTTGCTTGATCTGACTGACGGCATCATCACCACTCGGGTTGAACGTCAGCCCCACTGCCTTTT